GGTGAAAGGATTAGTCTTAACTATTGAGTCGTCAACTGACCCTTGTTGGCGGCGTTTGCTGCGAGCTGTTAAGCCAGCTCAGACAAACGGCGGCCTTCCCTGTCAAAAGGGGAGGACGGGCACACTACGCTCATGGCGTGGTGTCCGTCGTTTGTTTCCACACACCCACAGGCTTTTCGAAGCCTGTAATGGGGCGGGCAAGCACTGGACGCAAGCATTCGTGCACGCGATCGTGTTGGCCTGTCCCGCCGCTGCATCCGTCATTGACAAATGTGCGATGGCTTCTCTCTCCCGTCATGACTTGGCAGCTCTACATGGTATCACTACCTTGCTGAGCGACGTTGCCGAGTTTGGGGGAAAGGAGATCGCACGACGATTCCGTATCGGGTCATCTGAGGTTATGACTGGAACGTCCGGAGGAGTGATTCCCGAAGGACCTCAGTCAACCCTTGGTAACCGGTACCTCAAAGGTACGTTATCTGTCAATGGATGGTCGAACATTCGCATACGAGAAACCTTCTTCCAGCTCTCTCGAGCCGGTCGGGGAGGACCGTATGCCGGGAGCCAAGAAGCCGACGAAGCCTTGAAACGTCACAAGGTTGTAAGCACTTCGAAGCCCCGGGTAGAGCGCAAGACAATAAAATGGTTTCAACGGTTTTCACGCCGATGGGCCACTGGTCGAGCCCCTCCCACCGCGGGTTCCCTCAGCCTTGCTGGAGGAGCCTCTTGGGGTATGGGGGTCGGGTCCGGTGGTTCCGCGTGTGAATCACACGAAGCCGTCAACGTCTTTCGCAATACCGAATTCGATTATAAGGATGCTCTTTCATTTTCCAATTTCGTCCAACCGCTCTTCGGAGACTGGGTCGTGTTAAACGACGACTCTTTAGAGAGGAGGAGATTGGTGAATGGACGGTTCACATACTCTGCGGATTCATGTTTCTTTGGCTGGTCGAAAGACTATGCCGAAGTCCATGGATTTACGCTGGATCTCTGGGAGGTACAAAGAGAGAATCTCTTTCACCTTCTGGCTTGTCTTTGGAGCGAATATCCTTCACTGCTTGCGCAGTGGGAATCAAAGGATTATTCCACTCCTCCAACTGGTGACTTAACGCACCACCAGGAAAGGTACCCAAAGGCCCGAAGATCTGTTGTATGTGAGAAGAGTTTTAAGACCCGAACTGTGACACCATTAGCCTGGGCGACTGGTGGTCTCAGCAGGTTCTTTAACTCTTTACTTTTAAAGGTTATCGGAACAGACTCGCGACTCAAACCTGAAACGGACCCCACAGACAACTGTCAATGGGCGTGGAGGGATGATGAGTTCATGCGAAGTTCCGACCTTACGGAAGCGACCGACCTTATCCCGATGGAGCTTATCCAAGCTATGATCTCTGGATTGGTCGAAGGCTTTAACCTTCCTCCCGTAACCGAGATGATCTTACGTAGATTATCCGGGCCGTTCTTGATAAAGGAACGGGGATCCTCCGAGAACGAGTGGTTCATCACCACTTGTGGGATCCTTATGGGGTGCGGCACCTCTTGGCCTCTCCTGTCCCTCTACAACCTCGGTTGCTGGGCACATGGAGTTGCGTCAAGTGGGCTGTCTAAGTACCGTCGCCGCTTGGCACTATCAAAGGTTAAAATCGTAGGAGACGACTTGGCTGGCCTGGGCCCCAAATGCGTTTCAGACGGTTACACCCGAGCCATCCTGCTAACTGGAGGTTCCATATCCGAGGGAAAAGATGTCTTGTCCCCCGTCGCTGGAAACCTCGCAGAGTGTTTGATGGTTAAAGTGCCTCGGCTTGTCTATAAGGATGCGTCGTCAGGAGTGCTTGCACTTCCGACGTTGTCTGTGAGTTCTTTACAGGCGAGACCTCGCGCAAAACGCGATGTGACTCAACCGAAAATGTTTCACGGACCTGCATTGTCCGATGGACCGTTTATAAGACAAGCACTCTTCCGATGCCATCATACCGTGTACACGGGTACATGGACTGGTCTAAGAAGAGTCGGCCTCAACCCTTTCGTTCCAAGACTGTTTGGCGGACCCGGCTTCCCAGCACCTCACTCGGTTGTGCTTGATGCCCTTACTACTCTTCGGCCCCAATGGGTTAGAGCTCTGAGGTGTATCATAGCGCAGCCGCGCGATGTGTCGCTGGTCTGGTTCCGCAAGCTTATGTCTGTTTGGACTTCTAAAGGCACAACGTGCGACAAAGTCTCCGAGGAGTTATTTGCCGACGTGTTCCTTCCGATGTTCAAGGAAAGTGGAATGGTTGAAAGAGAGAAGGAGTTCCCCTCCGATCCGAACCATGACTGGGTCAACTACTCGGACTGGTCTGAGCAGGTCGTAGCGTCCCTCCGAGGAGGCGTACAGCTGGGCCTGCCTTACGATCAGCGCGACGTAAAGTACCCAAGGCTCGGAGATGTTCAAAAACGGCTCAACAGGATAATTGAGTCGGCAAACGGCTTGGTACCGTACCCTCGACTTACTGATCATTCAAGGAATATCAGAAAGGGAGTGCTACGTTCTTTCCAAGGTTTGTTGAACAAAGGCTGGCCGCGAAAATCGCTTCCAGCTGGGAACAACTTTTCAGTTGGGTGTGTGGGGGTGGGAGGTTTCTAACTGTGCCCATATGTTAGCAGTTATGGATCTCGTGAGTTCACCAGTGTTGCCTCTTCCGGTATGGCCAATACATGCCTTTGCTGCTGTTGCAGCGGTGGCTGGGTATTGAGGCCTCGGATAGCGCACTGTCCCTGAAGTGGACTCCCTCGTAGGGCAGGC